GTGGGGGAGTTAGGGGATACTAATAGAATTTAGGGTGACCTAACCTGACCACTGTACCCCTACCCCCCATGACCACCAGATAGGGGACAAGGTAGGACGACAGTCGTCATACAACTAACGTCACACCACTACAACATGACCCCCCATTTTTTAACAACAGCGTACACTATACATATATATAAGGGGCTTGTAATCTTGCGTGATATTGTTGCTATAAGGGTGAAGTATTACTTTAGAGTTGTCCTATTTTGACCTAGTATGTAGTAGTTTAATTGTAACGATTTGGTAAATTTTTGAAAATTGGTGTCCGAAAGTTGCTGTTTTCCGAGGAAGTATATAGTGGGGGGTTCTTTTAGTGAGGCTCCACGGGGTTCTCACCTGGAGCCGAACCCCTCACCGTTACTGCTCACGCCGACGCTCTTAGGGCGGCGGCGCTCACAGTAACCGAAACCGTTACCGTAACCACTCACCGTGAGCCGTGGTTACTACGGGGTTAGGGCATTTCGGTGGGTGTTTCGGACTCCCCTCATGGTACGTCCTTCACACCCCCCTACATGCCAAGGCGAGACAAGACTCACCTGGCGCCGTCTTGTTACTGGTGCCGAGGCTAATTTTTTGGGGAGGTGTTCGTGGCTGCCAGGGCTGGTCGTAAGATTAAGCAAGATGTGGATGCGGTGAAGCAGGAGTTTCTGCGCCGCTTCCAAGACGGCATGAACATCAACCAAGCCCTAGAAGTCGTGGGCCGTAACCGTTCCACGTATGAGCGTTGGCGGCGCGAAGACCCCGACTTCCTCACCTCAGTTGAGCGCATTAGGTCTTTGGAGAAGTTGTCTGGGCCGCGTGAACGCCAATGGATGCCGTTCCCTGAGTTCAGTGAGAAGTATCTTGGGGCGAAGGTTTTCCCTCACATGATGAATGTGGTGGATCTGATTGAGGGCCGCGACCCGTCATGGACCCACCCGTCGATGGTGTTTGAGAAGGGCGAGCGTGACCTGGTGATGGTCAACATGCCGCCTGAGCATTCTAAGACCACTTCGATCACTATTAACTATGTGACGTACCGCATCTGCATGGACCCGAACATTAGGGTTATTCTCGTGTCGAAGACGGCTGAGATGGCGAAGAAGATGCTGTACGCCATTAAGACGCGCTTGACGCATCCTAAGTTTGATGAGATGATTGCGGCGTATGCTCCTGCTGGTGGCTTCGATAAGAATGCCGAGGCATGGAACCAGACCATGATTTACGTGTCCGATGACGCTAGGGATAGTGGCGAAAAGGACCCGACCGTTCAGGCGCTGGGTGTGCGTGGTCACATTTACGGTGCCCGTGCTGATTTGATTATTCTTGATGACACTGTGGATTTGACGAACGCCCACGAGTACGATAAGCAGATTGACTGGTTGCAGGCCGAAGTTATCTCCCGTGTCTCTGCCAGTGGTTCTATGCTGATTGTGGGAACCCGCCTCGCATCGAAAGACTTGTATTCTGAACTTCGTGACCCGCATCGCTACCCTGATGATGTGTCACCGTGGTCGTATCTGTCTATGCCAGCGGTGTTGGAGTTTGCGGATAAGCCTGAGGGTTGGGTTACGTTGTGGCCTCGCACGAATGTGCCTGAGGCTGGCGTACGCGACCAAGAACCCGACGAAGAGGGTTTATACCCTAAGTGGGATGGTATTCGCTTATCTAAGAAGCGTGCCCGTGTATCGCCTCGCGCGTGGGCTATGGTGTATCAGCAGCAGCAGGTCGCTGATGACGCTATCTTCAACCCTGAAGCGGTGAAGACTGCGATTAACGGCAACCGCATGACTGGCCCCATACCTAAGGGTATGGTGAATCAGCGCGAGAACGGCATGGACGGCCTGATTATTCTCGCTGGACTTGACCCTGCCACGAGTGGTCACACTGCCGCTGTGGTTATTGGGTTGGATATTAAGACGCAGAAGCGTTACGTGCTGGATGTGTTCAATAAGCCTGGTATTACGCCTGAGAACATGCGCGAGATGATTAAGTCGTGGACTGAACGCTATAAGATCATTGAGTGGCGTATTGAACGTAACGGCTTCCAGGGCTTCCTCGTGCATGATCGTGAGATTAACGAGTTCTGTAACGCTCGCGGCACGGTGATTCGCCCGCATTTCACGGGCCAGAACAAGCATGACGCCGACTTCGGTGTCGCCTCCATGACCACACTGTTCAACGGCTGGCAAGATAAGCAGCAGTTGATTGAACTGCCTAGCACTCATGGTAATGAGGCGGCGAAGAGCATGGTGGAGCAGTTGGTTACCTGGTCACCTAATGCGCCTAAGAATCAGAAGACAGATATTGTGATGGCTCTTTGGTTCGCGGAACTTGCGTGTAGGGACCGCGTAATGATGGCATCTAACTATACGCGCAGCCACGTTAATAATCCTTTCCTCACGCCGTGGGATAAGAAGGGTCAAATAACAGTGAGCCTCCTTGAAGCAGAAGCGGCAGGGGCTTTCAACCCTGTCGGAACATAGGAGCAAGATTTTGAGCATTAGTTACGGTGATGTGAGCACCATCGGTATCGGTGGAGATAAGCGTTTCAACGAGATCCGCGCCCACTATGACCGCATTAAGGCACAGTTCGGTCAACGCGACGGACGTATGCAGGATGTTCTCGCCGTACGCCAGGGGCGTATGCGTGACGTATACCCCGATTTGTTCCCCGAGGGTCCGTTCGATCAGGGCATTGTCGCCAACATGGTCGATGTTGCAGCCCGCGATCTCGCAGAAGTGCTCGCGCCTCTGCCTGCGTTTAACTGCTCTAGCGGCAAGATGGTGTCTGAGGAGGCGCGTAAGCGTTCCGATAAGCGCACACGCATCGTAAACGGCTACATTGACTTCTCCGACTTGCAGCGCCAAATGTACACGGCAACGGACCGTTACTTCACGTATGGTTTCGTGCCAGCGATGGTGGAGATCGACTTGGAGTCGATGCTTCCGCGCATCACATTCATGGACTCCATTGGTGCTTATCCTGTGTTTGACCGTTGGGGTCAGATCAAGGCTGGCTTCTTCTCGTTCTACAAGAACCGTGACGAACTCGTCGCCATGTACCCTGAGGCCGAGAGCGTCATTAAGCAGTCCTCCACTGGCCTAGAGTTGATCGAAGTGGTTCGCTACCACGACGCTAAAGTCGATATGCTGTTCCTGCCGACCCGTAACGGCATGGTCTTGGAGAAGACTAAGAACCCTATCGGTGAGTGCCTGATTGAGTGGACGCAGCGCCCTGGCGTGGACACCGAGTCGCACGGTCAGTTCGATGATGTGCTCGCCGTTCAGGTCGCTAAGGCACGTTTCGCGCTTCTCTCGCTGGAGGCTGCTACTAAGGCAGTGCAGGCTCCTATTGTTCTTCCTCCCGACGCGCAAGAATTAGCGTTGGGTTCGGATGCAGTTATCCGCACCGCTAACGGTGAACGTGTACGCCGCGTACCCATTGAGGTACCGCAGGCCGCGTTCGCACAACAGGGCGTGCTGGATCAAGAATTACGCCAAGGTTCACGCTACCCGAACGCTCGCTCAGGCGAGATTGACGGTTCTATCGTGACTGGTCGCGGTGTCCAAGCCCTCATGTCAGGGTTCGACACGCAGGTTCGCACTGGTCAGGCAATGTTTGCCAAGACTCTACAGAACCTTGTGCGTAAAGCGTTCATGGTGGATGAGAAGATCTTTGGGGATCGCACCAAGACGCTTCGCGGAAACGCAGACGGCACACCGTACGAAATCAAATACACCCCGCAAAAGGACATTAACGGTGATCACACTGTTGATGTGCAGTATGGTTTGATGGCTGGCCTGGACCCGAACCGTGCTCTCGTGTTTGGTTTGCAGGCTCGCGGTGACCGTCTGATTTCTCGTGACTTCCTCAGGCGACAAATGCCTTTCTCGTTGAATGCCTCAGAAGAAGAACAGCGCGTTGACATTGAAGAAATGCGAGACGCTTTGAAGCAAGCAGTTGCAGGTTACGCTCAGGCGATTCCTGTTCTCGCTCAG